TGACGCCATCAGCGACGACGCCAAGTAAAGGTTTAGCTAATAGTTGCCACATAAATTCTAGATTGCTCCTATGATGACTATTACGATTATCGCTACTATTGCAGCTTTAATCCAATCTTTCATTTTCCAATCGGACCATTCTTTCAAATGTGCCCATAAATCTTTTAGTAAGTTCATGCAAACCTCCTTTTTGAGAAGTGTTTTATTACTTTACACCCTTGAAAGCAACTTTTTTGATTTGTTGCCTACTAGTCTGCCCTTTTGGACCTGGACCTTTGTTATCTTTTACAACGAAAGGTGCAAAAACTATAGCTGCATCAGATGCAGTTTTCATAGTTGGAAAAGGGTTAGGTGTCTTTACTACTTCTGTTTTTGTTTTTTTAAAATTCATTAGTGTATCGTCGGTTTTACAAGTTCAATAAGATCAAGACCACCTTGATCAAATAATTTTTGAGCTTCTTTTGCATCAAGTTGTTCATAAAAAATAACTCTTGAGGCAGCCATCATAGCACCAGCCAAAAGTATACTATCTTCAGGCGTTTTACTATCATTTTTTGCAAAATGCATAAGTTTGTCAAAATATTCTGCTAATTTTTGCTCTGCGTTTATCATTTTTATTGTTTTTGTTTATCTAAATTAACATTTGCACGCAATTGTGCAATATCTTCGTTAGAATCTATTTTATCTTGCGCTATTTTTGCTTGTTGGTCAAGTTTTGCAGCGTCAAGTTCTAGTTTTTGACTATCATTTTGTGCTTTTCGTTGAATATCTTGTGCTCTGAGCTGTAATTCTTGCTCTTTTAAAGAAATTAGCGGGTCTTGACCCTGTGGTTGCATAGCTTGTTGCTCTTCTATAAACATTTCGCTAATAAAATTACTAACTTGATCCGCAACTTGTACCTCAACTTGCTTTTGAAACTCCATTTGTAGCTCTGGTGGTATCTGTCCACCATATTTTTGTGCCTCTTGTTCTATAACTTGGTTCATTTGTGCCTCAACTTGCTCTCTTGCTAACAAAGAAACGTGTTCCATCACGTGAGCTTGTAGCAAAGTGCTGGCTTGTGGGTTCGATCTTACTAATAATGAAGACATAAATACTCTATGTGCCTCAATATGTTGCTGATGTGCCTGTCCTCTAAATGCAACTAGCTTCTTACCCATCAAAGCATCAGAGTTTTCTAGTCCAGGATCCTTAGGAGCGTCTGGTTTTGGCACTGGCAGTATAGCGTCAATGTCTTTTACACCTAAAGCTTGATACATTCTTTTGTAAGCTTCATACAAATTATGTTGATTTGGATCAGATTGTGCCATTTGTAGTTGTGTTTGTGCAAGTGTTACACGTTGTGACATAGAAAATATGTTAGGATCAGAAACAGGAATAATATCTATGCGCTCATCAAAGTCACTAGACTTAATGCTAGGAACCGCATTCTGTCCAACGCCATAAGGGTACATTGGTGAATAGAAATCTTTAAAAACCTTAGCTAATAAATTAAACTCTATCTTTTGTGCGTAATGTAATCTTTTGTGTATTGCACTCATTACTCTTGAGCCACGCTCAATAAGTGCCATTGTAGTTCCTACAGGTGCATTTGCTGCAACACTGTCACCAATCTTTTGATCAGCAATTGTGGCAAATCTTTGACCAGCCTGAACGACAAATCCTAATAATTGAAATAATGTGGCGTCTGCACCTTTATACGGTAAAGGCATTAGACCTGCACGTAAATCACCACTCGGTGCATCGACATCTCTAAACTCACCAGGTTGTATTGGATTATCATCATCACGAATACGGAGGCCTCTCGCCTTAAAACCTGCAGGTAAATTAGCTAATGTTCCTGCGTCTAGTAATTGTCTTAGCGCGGCTGTTGCAGTTCTTGATAAACCACCAAGCATGTGTATTAAACCAAAGCCATAAAATCCTAGACCTGGTAAAAACTTGTAGTGTACAAAATATTGTTTCTTTTTCTTTAATGTGTCTTTCTCATCATAGTTTCTATAGATAGATAAAACTTTTTGTGAGCCCTCATCAATAGTTACGATATACGGTAATTTAATTCCATCGTCATCTTCAAATCCTGGTAAGTCTAATTCACAGTGAATCTCCAACAAAGTATAGTTATCATTACTGTAACTACTACCAGTTGGTCTAACACCATCTAGTTTATTGACCGCTTCTTGTATTTGACTATTAGGTTCTTCTGTTTGTTCTTTTATTTCTACATCACTATAAAAACCTTGAACTTGTAATTTTCTTATCTCGTTTTCATTTCTTCTTAGGACATGTGTAATTCTTTCAGCACTTGCAAGATCTGTTGCAGTATATGGCACAACTACATCTTCACTTGGTACAAATTTAGAAACTGCTCTATCCAGAGTTGAATCAAAATAGATTTTTTTAAATGATGATCCTGAAAGAGGTAAGTAAAAAAGCATTTGATCTAAGTCAGGATCAAAATCCTCCATCACATGCATAATTTGATAATTCATAAACTCTTGAACACGCTGTGCTTGTTCTTCTTTTTGTGAATCTGATGATCCAATTATTTGAGTTCTGACAGGTCCGTTCGCTGGTAATAATTCTTTATAAGCCTGTGCTTGAAACTGTGTGACTGTCTCTGATAAGAGCGGATGTGTAACGCCACTTGCACCTTGAAAAGGCTGTGATCTATCTTCGTAATTAAAACCTAATAGTTTTAAACCTTTAGAATATGCATCATGCCATTCTTCTCTTGACGACTTATCTTCTTTGTAATCATTAATTAAATCAGATGATATCATGTTAAGATCATCGTCAGACAGTAATTCTGCTAAGTTTTGGTCAAACTCACTTTCTGGCTCTTCCATGATTGGATTAACGATAGCGCCTCCGTCATCTGTCAGCTCAACATTTTCAACTGTTAATGACTCATCTGGCGTTTCTATTGTAATTGATTCTGATTCTACACCAGTAGGTTCACCTGTAATTCTTTTTTCTACGACCATTAAGCTACCTCAAATATATCAATCATTTCAACAAGTCCACCCTTGGCTTTGTGAGTTTTATAAGGTTCTAGCATTTCTTCTGTAATTTTAATAGCAAAAGATGGTGTTGTATTTTTCATGTCAGGCACTCTTATCGCTTCCACATTGTAATTTGGGTTATTAGTTCTAACTAATTGTGCCTGTCTTGCATCAGTTAAAGTAGCCACCATGTTACCGTTTTGATCTGTAATTCTATAAATATCTGAGCCACCAGACTTAGTTTGCACGTTTAAAATAATCATCTCTGAGTTATTAGACTTTGCCTGTGTTTTTAAAATTTTTTCTATAGTTGATGTGTAGTGCTTACCATTTTCGTCTACAGCATTGGGTGCCCCATAAAATTCTGACATGCCGATACCTTTAAATCTTGACCCCTTAAATTCACCACGTTCCGTAAATGCTTTTATTTGATCTGCTTTATCCGCAGCTCTGTCTGCAGCAGATGTAGCAGTGTTACCTTGAAAACTATATCTATCTATTACAAATTTATCAGGCGTCACTGCATAATAATCAGGAACATCAGGATCTTTAAGGACAAACTTACGATAAGCTAATTCAAATAAATCTTTCTTAATTAAAGCATCTGCCCACTCTTCACGCTTCTTAAACGGCAGATCAGGAAACAATCCTTCATAAGTATTTTGATCTACTGTTATTAAATCGTTAATCATTTCATCTATTTGATCATTTAATAAACTTTTAACTCTAGCTATCTCTGTGTCAGATATTTCTCTTGTCTCTACAAATCTATTAATAATATCATCAACCTCAGCATCTACCTTAGCCAAAGAATCTGCAAAAATATCTACCTCAGTTTGTGATTTTTTTAGTGGTCTAAATACTGATTTGTTCTGTTCAAAAAATTCTAAAGCTGCGTTACCAACTCTGTCAAGTTCAGGTAAGGTTGTTGACTCTCTACCCTCCTCTTGTAATTTTCTAAGCGTAGCTAATAATTTTTGTTTTCTACCCGCAGCAGCTTGCATGATGTCAGATTGTATCTCATCTGCAAACTGAACCTTCACAACATTACTTGCATCCACTGTTGATG